GTACTCCATTAGCGAAACCTAATACATTCTTAGTGAGGTCGCTGAAAGTAGCTGCTAGCTGGTCGTATGGATTTGCATCTACTTGATCGGATAGCCCACCAAATTTTGCCGTACCTTCAGCTACAACTGCATTAAGCATTGCTTGTCTCTTTTCAAAAGAAGTTAGAGAAGCAACACTCTTATTATTAGCAAAAGCATACATAGCCTGAGCTTCAGTCAACTTAGTCATAATACCAAGTTCGTCGAGTAGTTCAGGCTCTAATTTAGTTACACCTTTACTGATTCTATCTAAGGCATCAGGAACATTTCTTCCTAAAGCTAATGCGGCATTATTAGCTACTGCTGTTAAGTCTCTCATTCCTTGAGAGCTGAACCCTGCAGAACTCATTAATGCTGTTGCTTGCATAGCATCAGCAGCACTAATAGAGTAGTTGGTTAGCTGCTGAAGTTCTTTGGATAGTCCAGTTAGGGATTTACCTGTTCTAGCTCCTTGTACTTCTAAGCCTTTCATCATCTGCTCTACTTGAGCAGCTTCACGTAGAGCACTAAAGGCAGCACTTACAGCGAACGCGTTAGCTGCAAGTGTAGCATACGCGCCAACAAGGCCATTGGGGCCACTCCCAATCGCCTGATTAAGTTTTGAAAAACTTCTAGCTGCGCTGGATACACCAGTTGTGCCTTGGTTTAATTTATAATTGAGCTCGTCTTGTGCTTTACCTGCTTCTTTAGTTTTTCTAGTTACATTTTCAGCAGCCTTACCGACATTCTCAATTCCTTTTTGAGTTATCTTGGCTGTTCCGCCATCAGATACTACTACCTCAAAAACTAATTTATTTGCCATGTCCCTTCTTTTTGACGGAATCCCGTGCTTTCTTTAGCTGCTCTGCTGATTTCTTAATCATAAAGGCATCTAGCCTTACCAGAGTATCTAAAAATATGTCTTTCTGGGTGACACCTACGACCTCCATATGAAGGTTTATAGAGGTATAGTCTTTACCCATATATCCTATATCTGGGTAAACTCTGTCCCCCAGTTTATTGAAAACTTCTATAGCTTGTTGAACTGGCTCTGGAAAGTCTTCATATCCAGGAGGGCATTTCTCTTCTTTTGGTTCTTGCTTAAGTTGCTCGCACAACGAAAGATATTTCTCTTTCGTCATGCCAGCATCAAAATTATTCTGCCACTTTTCCAGTCTTTTCCACAGGAGCTCTCTTTGTTCCTGTACGAAAATTATCTAGATCGAACACCGTTTCATTTACCCATGTATCAAATTCGGCTGAATTCGTAATTAGAAGCTTTGCATTTTCTTGTGAATAAGTTAGCTCAGCCTCTGGGTCTACGTTTGATAGATCTACTAGCATGAAGGATTCTAAGAACTTTAGCTTGAATCCCTTCCAATTCTTAATAGTAGCCTTTGTGAATTCTTCAATGAACTTATCTTCATTTAGTTCTTCAACTGGCTTACGTGTGTTCTTATCGAACTTTGTGACTACACAGCGCTTACGTAGGGCTGTTAGTTCTGGGCGTGCTAGGTTTACTAATTCCACTTCGAATCCGCTAAATGCTGGATATTCTACCCATGCTGACTTAGTATCAACCATTAGATCGCTTAGTTGCATAATTTAATTAAACTCCTTTGTATATAGGTTTAACTTCCTGAGAATTCGTATTTAGTCGGAAGTCATATGTTCTTGCTATTAGATCGTTAAGATCGTCTCTTCTAGTAAACACCATAGAAGGTAATACAAAAGATAATAAGTTAGTATTTACTAGAAGTTCTAGCTCTCCTTCAGTGCTATAGTCATCGAGTTCGTTCTTATTATCGTCTGTAACAAAGTGGGAGACAGAACCTCTCACTTCTCGTCCAGATAGAACAAAGCTTGTCGGATAAATTGTATTACCTGCTAAGCTTTGATTAATTGTATCATTTTTTGTCCACGATATTTTATTGACTACTTCTATGTTTATATTAATTACTGAAGTTAAAGTAGTACCATTTACTATAGTGGTTAATGTCGATACTTTAGTGTATTCTCTACTAGGTGTTGGCTGTAAAGTACCTGGTATAGAGGTAACTTTATAAATTTTTGATCCGCTACCAGATAAACTTACTGTTATAGGAGCGTCTCTACTTAAGTTAAATGTAGTAGTCTCGAAGACAGCCTTTTCTAACTTATAAATTATATTATCTGACTCAATATATAAGTCAAAGTATGGAGCAACTCCATTTGTATATGAGGTTGATAGTTCCAATTCTTTCTGTATCGTACTTTGATCGAAAAAAGGTACTGTGAAAGAAAAGCTAGCTACGTTAGCTCTAGTAATAACGGCGTGCTCATGGAGATCCGTTTGAGCGTGTAGAGTTTTTCTAGGTACACCCTGCTCGTTAAAGGTCTGAGAGACAGAAAGATCAGGATATATCTCTAGCCTATACTTTAGTCCCTCATAAACTAAGTATAGTTTTGAATTGCGTTTAAAGTTGTACATATCCTACAAAAAGGGGGAGCAAAATGAACTTTTGCTCCCCGAATTTATCCAATTATAAATTGTATGGTTCTAAAAGTCAAGAACTATTTTTCTATGACCTTTATCAGGCAGCTACGTAAGAAATCTTCTCGATTTCGTTTGTACCACTGATATTAGATGGTAGCGCAGTAAAGTTAATCTCTAGTGCGATAACGTCATCGTTATTGATTGTAGGAATTTCTAAGTGGCACTGTCCCATTTTGAACTGTACACCTGGACCTACTGGGGCATCATTTACGCCATCCTTACCACCTACATAGAAGTCGAGAGCAAATGAGTTTGTAACTGTTGTTAGAGCTCCCTGTAGATCTGATAGTAGGTCAATTGAACCATTTGTAGCTTCGTCAAGATAGCAAGTGAATGAGCCTGATACTGAACGAGTTCCTGTAACGTGAGCAATTGGCTGGTTAACAACACCAATGCTTTCTGGTGTTAGGAAGCTGATGTTGTTGCTTAGGGTTAGACTTCCACCTGTTAGAACGATGTTATAAGTCTTTGAGCTACCTGAAACCGAACTTACTGCCTTTAGAGCTGTTAGACGGTTACGAATATAGTTGCTTGTTGATGTGATACCAGTTGTGATAGCTGCTGAGGCATCGAATGAAGCCTGCTCAGCAATACTTCCACCCATACCTGACCATGAGATCATTGAGATACCGTCTACTTCGAAGTTAATTGTAGCTTCGTTAGCAACACAATTTGGAATCTTATAGATTGTAGTAACTTCACTTGCAGTGTAGTTCTGTGGACCAGCTCCTGCTTGGTTTCCACCTAGTACGAAGTATAGGTCAAATGTGCCTAATTCTGATACGTTAGAATCTGCAAAGTCGAAGTCTAGGGCATCGGCATCGCGAGTTACCGCCTTTGTCCACTCACCAGCTGTATATGTATTGTTAGCTACGAAGTTAGCCCATAGAGCTTCTTCAACAGCCTTAACAGTTGTATTTAGAGTTGGACGAACGTATACATCGAAACTCCATTCTGATGGAGATACTGAGTCGTTGAACACACGCTGACCACGACGGCTAGCACCAGTAGCATCAGACATTTCTGATAGCGTAATTGTGCTTGAATTTGTTGTTTGAGAGAATGAATATCCGTTTAGAACAGGGATCTCCCAGATAGTTCCATTCTTTGATAGGAATACCTTAGTATCTCTACTGAAATAAAGGTTTGAGTCACCTACTGCCATTTTTATTTCTCCTAAGTACTACCTTTAGTACTTAACCTGTAGGGTCATTTCTCCTACACCTAATGGTGCTAGAGCTCCCTGATCTGTATCAATTAAAGTTATGATTATGTCTCTTGTATAGCTCAGATTGCCTGAAGAGTCTTCGTATGCCAACCTGCCATTGTTATCTAAGATTATTTCGACGTCTTCGAGAAGTCGTTCTAGAGCTAATATAGAGTCTTCTTCGTTCACGTATGCTCGAAGAGTTACATCTAGATATCTATCTTTAAGCCCTGCGGCTTGATGAACGATAGACTCTGGTCCGGCTACAAGACATATACAAGGAAACTCGGATATTTCATCCCAAAATTTCATTCTTGAAAAGGCTTGTTCGCCTAGATCTGTTGAGAAGCCATTAACAAGGCTAATGCCTTTGAGCTTCGTTGTTAAAGCTTCTATAATAGAGCTTCGTCTTGTTTTATTCATTAGGCTCTCCTTGTATAGAATCTGCCAATTGCCATCTCCCTGACAAGCTCTCTGACTGATTTATCTACTAAAGCTCTTGGATCTCTCTGTGGAGTATTCCAAGGGGAGCGACCTAAAGTACGATCGAATACATCGTATGGATCTCGTTCGTAATCGAAAACAAAAGTGGGAAATCCTTCTTTTGTCTGCTCTACGTTTACTATCTTTGCGGAATTACCAAAAGTACCAGTTCTATTGACTAAAGATGGGTACTTCATATTTGCTATTACTCTCGGAGGAAGCTTAGCATTAAGTATAGGTAGAAGACTCGACCAATTTTGGCGTCTTGGAGTTTCGTCTTGCGTTTCTCCGTTCCATTTATTTACTCTAACGCTATCTGATAGCGTTTCGTGTTGTTCAGTAGATGTAATCTTGCTGCTAATTTCTTTTGTAGCGGATGAAGTGTATGTCTTTTTAGAGGCGCGTACAGCTTGTTTATCTACACCTTTTACTTTACCGACTTTGGTCTTTTCAAAAGACCTATGAAGTATTCCCTTCGTGATAGTTCTCACACTAGGAGAGGATTCAAAATCTATGAAGTCTACAGTATTTAGAACCTCTGTTATAGCTGTTGTAAACTTAGATCTTAACTGCCTTTCTTCTTTTGCTTGTCTACTATTCTTGTCTCTACTCTGGTCAAAAACGGTTACGTAAAGTATACCGTCTCTCATAGTAGGTTTCTTATTGGTAGACATTTTAAAATCTAATTTTGCTAGTACTTCCTTCGCAACCTTTGAACGAGTAGGAGGTAGTGAGTTAATTACATTAATAAACTTATCTTGGCTAGGTAAGAGTTCTTTTTCAATTACGCTAGTACCTTCCATATGCCCTAGATCAAGAAGACCGCCTTGAACTACTCCTCTAGCATCTTTGAATCCTTTTACTCTTCTGTATAAACTTCTTTGCTTCGTTTTATACTGATTAGTAGAGATAAGATGTTCCTTAACGGCTTCATATACATCTTCTCTAAGTGCTTTAAGATGAGGCAATCGTCTGTTTTTTATAGCAGTTTTAAATACATCTCCAGAGCCTTCTACTCTAGTACTGATAAACACAGTAAAAAGCTTATCAGATACTCCAACTACATTTACATTAAATTTTGTTTCTTTAGATTGGAAAGATTGAAATGTTTTATATAAACCCTCACAATACTTAGTTACAGGCCCTATTAATATATTCCTAGGTATGTCTATCTTTTTAGATGTTTCTTTACCTATTACTTGATCGTATACCTCATTTAAAATCTGAGAGAAGGAGACTACATACTTGTGGCTTTTTAAGTTTAAAGACTCTCGATTTGCATCTTTCTTCTCTACTTTTTTACTTATGAGTCCAAGCAGTTCTTCTAAATTCTTTTTAGCCATTTCTATAAAGATCCAAGACTCTCACTACATGAGGAGGCCACTTGGACGTTCCCATCTTACTAAGTCCAGTATCTATAGAGGCAGTGCCGATTGACTTTCTTTCTTTATATTCTTCTTTAAAATAGTGATGAACTAAATCTAAAGCTGCTACTCTAACATCTGCTGGAGTATCTTCGTATCCAGCTGTGTATGTAATTTTTACTGCTCCAAATCCTGATTGCCAGTATCCATTATGAATAAATACAGTGTCAATAGTATTATCTACAAAGTACTCGCTAGCATCCATAGTTTGGTATGCTTCATTATATGCTGCTCTATATTGAACAGACTGTACCTGTCTTACGGGCCACTCATTTAATAAAATAGCGTGTTGAGACTCTTTTATATTGAATGTCTCTACTTTTGGAGTAGAGTAATAATCAATAAATGAATGACCGCAATATGTTTTAACTAGAGCATCTACTGATTCTATAAGACTTGTTAATTCCTCATCACTATCTGTTTTGACGATTTTCTTATATGACTTGTAGTCTGCTAGAGTGATTAATGCTGTCATTTATTTTACTCCAATAAGAAAGGGGGCTGCTGGTAGCAGCAACCCCCTTCCCAGCTATTTCAATTATGAAGCAGCGTACTTTAGACCGATTACAGACTTAGCACCTGGGATGATTTCCTTGAAGCCAAGACGCTGTGAAGTTACTAGCACTCTGTGCTGATCTTCAACTAGGTAGTCGCTTTCTACAGTAACGCCACGCTGACGTGGAATTACGAAGTTGCGCTTGTTGACAGCTAGTGCGTGGTACTTACCAGCAGCTGGTGTTGGGAATTCGTCACAAACCATTACTGGTGAACCGAATACCTGACCAACTTCACCTGTTAGCTTAGTTGCCTGAGTGTTAACTAGGTTGAAGTCCTGGAATTCAGCATCTTCTAGTAGTTCGAAGTAGCACTGTTGTGAAACGATGTAAGCAACATCATTTGCACGTAGGCCATACTTGCCCATCTGCTTACGTAGACCTAGTAGAGCGGCAGCTGTTAGAGCTGTTGCAGTACCAGCAGCAGTTACGTCACGTGAACCGCTTGAAGCATACTTTAGAAGACCTGAAGCAGCTGTGATACTTGAGTAAGCACCGTCTGCGTGTCCACCTAGAAGGATCATGTTTTCTACGCCACGAGCGTGTGAACGGATCATTGCTTCACGTAGTAGTGGAAGAATTGGAAGAATTGCATCTTCTTCTGTTTCGTTACCTAGATAGCTCTTTGCAACCATCTTTACGGTACGTAGTTCGATTTCGCTTAGTGCGATACCACCACGGTTTGTGCCACCACGGGATTCTAGTGTACCATTTGGATTTGTAGCGTCTGTTGATCCAGCATTACCTGTGATTTCAGCATAGCCTGAATCTGGCATGATTGGTAGAATCATTGAAGCGCTGTTCATCGCAATTTCACGGAACATAGGAGCGAGGATTAGTTCGTTCTGAATGTCACGTTCGATGTTTGTTGAAACTTCTTGTTCGAAGTCAGCTGATGAAACCTGCACTGATGAGTGAGCGTTTACCTTTTCTAGAAGTGAACGACCAAAGTTTGTGTCATATCCCTTCTTTGTGATGCGTCCTAGTAGATATGCATCTTCCATATCAGCAGCGAAAGTCTTCTTCCAGCTTCCGTTGTCGCCACGATCAGAGAATACTCTCTTTGACTGGCTGATTGCCTGTAGTTCTGCTGACTTTTCGGCTAGTTCGCCGCGTAGACCTTCTAGGGCCTTTTCTAGGTTTACTTCCTTGTCTTGGAAACGCTTTTCTAGTTCAGCGTAAATCTTTTCTTCTGAAGAAGCTAGTACCTTTGCGGTAGCAGTAGCAACCTTTGCTTCCATTTCTTCAGCGGCCTTCTTTTCAGCTAGCTCAGCAGCAGCCTTGTCGGCGCGAGCCTTTTCTGATGCTTCTAGAGCAGCAGCTACAGCCTTCTGAATCATATCGTTTTGTTCGTCCATTTTTAATTTCCTTGACGCCTTTTCTTTTACAGCGTCCTCTGATGAGCCTCCGGTTTCAGCGGAAGGCTGACCACCTAGAGTGTTTTCAAAAAATTGTTGTTTGAATTTGAGATAATCGTCTTGATTATCGAATGACTTAGCTACTGAGAATGTAGCATCTTGGTTGCAAGGCACAGATACTACTGATACCTCTAAGAGTTCGGCGTCTTTAACAACTAGCCCATCGACCTGTTTATCATATTCTGCGTCTTTGATTAAAAATCCGACTGAGAAAGTTGATAACACACCTTCCTTCACAAGATTATAGACGTCTCCAGCACTCTTGCTAATGACTCCTTTAATCTGTAGACCTTTATTGTCTGTTCCCATCTCAACTACTTTACCAATAGGTTTATCATAGTTATGATTAAATAGTAAAATAGGATTGGTTTTAAAATTCTTTAATCCGCCCTTAGTCCAAGCCGTTGGTAAGATACGATCACATGATCTATCCATAGCATTTGTACTGGCATATCCGGTGATTTTTAATTCACCTTCATCTTCTTTAACTGCCTTAATAGAAGAGTCTAATTTAAAAATCTTGTTCATAGATTTTCCTTTAGCACTTAGTTCCATCATTGAAGATTCTTCTTCATCGTCATCCTCTGGCATAAACTTTTGTTTATCCCATTCTGAACAAGTACGTCTTGCAGAACAAGTTATATCAAACTTAGTACAGTACCCACTCACTGGATCTGTGTCTGCCCATTTAGGCTCTATTGGAAGCATTGATGCCTTAAAACCAGAAGAGTTTAGACAGTCAATAATTTTAGGGCTATTTTTATAATATTCGCAGTTTTGACACTGTCTAGTTCTGGCTTCCTGCTCTGACATGGACCAAGTTTGAGCCATATTAGCCCAATACTCATTCTCTGGAGCTGTAGGATCCGCTGGCCCTAAATTTGCTTCTTGAATAGTAACTAAATGATTTTGTACATTAAGTAAATCATTGTGTGTAACTGCTGGACATGAAGATCCAAAATCATCAGAAAACTCCTTAGTATAGTCTATAGATTTACCCTCTAGTCTATCTAATGTCTCTGATTTTGCTCTGGCCCATGTCTGACCTGCATCGCCACCCCACAAAGCCCACGCTACTCTACCGTTAGAAGGATAACCAGGTTCTCCAGGACTGAACCCTTCTCCCTGTTTATCTACTTCATGTCTACTGAAAAAACTATGCATTCGTCTAACAGTACTAGGAGATAGTTCTTGTCTATTTACTAGTTGTCTGGCACGAGCTAATCCGACGGGAGTTCCTCCGTCAAATCCTTCTTTTCTCCAGTCAAGACCTCGTTGAGCTTCATTAGCCATGCTATCTGTAGGGGTGAGGTTAATCTCCTCTCCGCCTACTTTAGCCATTTGTCTTTGGAGCCTCCGCAGGAGCTGGCTTAGCAGCAACTACTGGCTTAGGCGCTGGTGTAGGAGTTGCGGGCTTTGGAGCCTCAATCTCACCAACTAGGCCTTTTAGACGACTCCAACTTCCTACTGTTCTTTTTACAATTTGGAAGCGATATGGCGCATCTTCTTGTTCTTTATACTCGTCCATTGTTAAGAACTTGCCTTTAGCAGCGAAGTATTCTTTCAATGTTGCGATTAAAATTTGTCTACTCATTATTATCCCCTGCGGGTCTTCCGCCTGTACTTGGATTCGCAGCACTACCTGCAATATTTGCGGGTACGCGAATAGTATCACCATCTGTAGCGAGAGGGTCCATGCCCATTCCTTTTCTAGCTTCGTTTGGAGTAATAATTCCTCCATTAACTAAAGTAGAGTAATAGGCTGCTTCATCTCTTAGTTCTGGTTGAAGAGCTGGAATACCTGCTACGTCTTCAAAAATCTCGAAGCCAAAGAACATCTGGTAAGCAGAGTTCAACTTCTTTATTATTGGAATAATTGTTTCGAGATAATATAATCTGTGGTTCGGTCTAAGATTAGCATTATTTCCACTATCAATAAGGACAGGAGGGACACCTAGAGCTTTTAGGATTACTTTTTCGTTTGAATCAATAGAAGCTCCGAAGTCTAGATCTTTAAAGTTAACATTAGAAATAGAGTCTATTTCCATGCCACCATCTAGAATCATTGGGTTTCGGCCGCCAGATTGGGGTCTGTAGGCTTGCTTCCAGTCTTCCTTCATACGATCTTTAATACGCTGGCTAAGAGTATCTGGGTGCTTGATTACAAGTCCCGGCACTGCCCCATTCTTAAAGAAGTTATCCTGAAAGTCTCTCATCGACTTCATCAGCTTCATAGTTCTGATAGCTGGTCTTAGTCTAGAAGATCCTCTATATATTGATTGTGAGTTATTATCTTTTATATGAATAATCTCATTTGGATAATAATCTAATCTTCCGTCAAATTCATACCTTTCTACATAAGTTTCAGGATCGGCATGAATAGTAACTTTATTTGCTGGTAAATGATAGAGATGTGCTCCATCAAAATACATAAACATATTTCCGTCTAGCAGGAAATCCATTATAAGATTTCGTCTAAACGAATGAATATCTTGATAAGGGTTAGGCTGGACATTTAAAAGTGTCTCAACTGTTTTTCTCTTAACCCCACTTACTACTGGAAACCCAATTTTTTCTGTGCCGATTGCATAGTTAATTTCAGCTGTATCGTCTACAACCATATTTACTGCACGGTTAACAATTTCTAAGGCTTCATAGTAGAAAATATATGTGCGCTCTGGCTCTGTTGTGGAACTCTCAGGGTTTTCTTGAGCTATCCATCGTTGAGCCGGATTTAACTTTTCAACTAGCCAACTTCCTAGCTTCATACTTCTCCCTCTGAATCCGTACCCAATTCTTCTGCTTTTCAGCAGTAGTCAGAGCTGGATCTTTTCCATATACACTGTGGAGCTTCATATGATGTTCGTGGCACAGAGTTACTGTTTGGTTGTAGATTTTATCATCTTCTTCATGAATAAATTCGTCTCTGATGTTTAAGATGTCATCAACAACTTTAACTGTATACCCCTTGGTCTTACACCATTTATTAAACAATGGAGTCATCGTATAATAGTGGTGAAAGTCAAGGTTATCTGTGGTCTCACAAATTTCACAATGAGATCCTTTTTTGTATCTGGCCTTTGCTCGGTCCCTAACATACTTGATAGGGTCGCGCAATAATGCTGTTCCAGACATTTTTTCTCCTTTTGTTATTTGCAATTATATTAGTTTGAGGATCGAAAGTCAAGGTGCAAATTGCGGATGGTACGGTAATATTTCGTTAACTGAAGAATCCCGCATTAATGTCTTGCGTTAGTTCTTCAATCATATCCGTATTACCAATCTTTTTTGCTATACCTGAAGTATCGGTGAGATAAGCTTCTGCATAATCTCCATTTTCTACATAATAAAATGCATTTGGCTCTAGAGTGACTGGGAGGCTTGTTACTTTAAAAAATCTTACGTATGCCATATTACCACTGCGTAGAAGACCAAACTTCGTATCTTTCGTTTAAAATAAAGCTTGGGTGTACTTCTCTTGGCGTTCCATCGTCCGCCTTAGGTCTCTCGTCAGCAAAGTACCAATCTACTTTGACTGTTCTAGCGTCTATTTGAGGCTGTAATACTATCATATTACACTCTCTTTAACTACTACCCTTAGAGGTGTCCCTTTAAAAACTCTATTGCCTACTTCGTAAGAATAATTAACGTAGTAGATTCCGAGAGCTAGAGTAGTCGTATTGTCTAGACTAAATAAGTAACCGTTTGTTATTTCGTCTGCTGTATAATCTTGGATAGCTAGAGTAGCCACTGTAGCAGCAGTTTCTGGTGGAACTTCTCCACGTGTAGATCTCTTTAGTTCTACTGTTAGATTTTCTATTTGCGATTTAGATCCAGTAACAGTAGCAGGTAGGAGAAGACTCTCTCCTTGCATCAAAACGATCATTAAAAACCTCCTACGTTAGTTTTATAACTATAAAGCGCGTACCTAAGAGCGTCGGCCATGTGCGAAGCATCATTATGTAAGGGCTTTTCTCTTTGTAGTGCTCCATTTGGATCCCACTGATATTGGTCGAATGCGTGGAGCACGTGGTGTAATTCTGGGTCGATAATAATTCTATTATTATCTGCTAGAGATGCGATGTACCCGATACCATCTAATACTGATTTCTTTGCATTGGTAGTAGGTATATCGTATTCTTGTGCAAAGTCATATCTTTGCTGCTGGTTTGCCGAGTCGATATAGATATAGTCTATGTTCCACTTATCTATGAGTCGTTTTATTTCTTTAGCGTGTCCAGAAGTAACTTCTTCATTATTTAGATACTCATCTAGTAAGTAGAAGTTTTCATCTTCCCACGAAAAGGCCACTACACACATCGCAGTAGGGTCTCTAAATCCTAAGTCAAGTCCTGCGAACACATCACACTTTTTGAAGTTAAGATCAAAGGATCGTATGCACTCTTCCTGAATCTGCCAGATTTTACCTTCGAAGATAGAGAAGTCAGCTTCATATTCTTGGCGAAACTCTGCTTCACTCATAGAACGACGAGCTTCAGCTACGTCGCTTTCTGTCATTCTAGGATTATCTTTCCATGTGGCTTTTACTGAGAACCATTCTGGGAAATCATCCCTGAATCCTCTGTCAAATAGAGTTGAGAACCAATTATTCTTACCACGAGGAGTAGAGATAAATAGTGCCTTAGAATTAGGCTTATCTAGAGTAGGACGAAGCGCTACGTTGAACGCTTCCATACCGTCCGTTAGTGCGGCCTCATCAAAAATAATAAGATCGTACGAGCGCCCGACGCAACTGTCGACTTGATTGACTGAACCAATTCTAATGGTCGAGCCATTAGATAACTCAATAACTTTGTCTTTAGCATTATCTTTAGTAACCTCTAGTCCAAACTTTTTTATAAGATTTCTTTGTAGATCGAATGAGATCTGCGATAGAGAGTAGTTTGGAGCCATAATAAGCACATGTGAGCCAGGTACTAAAGCTACTACCTGGCCCACAATATTTGCTATATAAGTTTTACCCTGACGTCTTGATAGAGCAGCACATCCAAAACGATACTTTGGATTATTAATACCATTTACCAGCGCTATCTGCGAAGGCAGTGGATCTACATCAAGCTCTTTTAAGTAATTTGCAATAGGAACCTTCATAAA